CGCATAAAGGGGATTATAAACATTGGGATATAAACAAAAGAGCTAAGTATATTTCGGCAAAGGAGATAATTGGAAGATATGAAAGATACTACCTTAGATAAGCAAGTATGGGTTAGAGTCAGTGAAGAAACGCATACTGCTTTAAAAGAAAAATGTGATAAGAATGGAATAAAGATTTCCGCGCTTATTAGAATATTAATAATGAAATATCTTGAGGAGGAAATAAAGTTATGATTAAGAAGATTGATGATGCGTTGAATTGGATTTTAGTTGTTTTATTTATTGCTGCGGCTATAATAGAACTAATTACCACACCTGTATTAGCACTTACTTTTGTAATTGTATTTATTGCCGCTGTTATTGTTAAAGTTATACAAGAGAAGAAAAATAATATTATTGATTTTAAAAGAAAGGAATAAATCTATCAATGGAACAAAATGAAATTATTAAATTAATTCCGCCTATTCTAGCAGATAAACTTCAAGAGCAAAAATTAAGTTTAGTAGCAGATGAAAATGGATGCCGTCTTGTTCCTACAGATTCTTTGCTTTTGATTGAAAATGGTAAAGTAAGCGGTTTTCTTGCTAAACAAATTTTAGATATTAAAGATGCTGTTGATAGGTTAGGTGGTAAAGATGTCAGTGCTTAAAAATCAATGGGGACTTACACCTCAGCAAACTAGATTTGTAGAAGAATATGTAAGTAATGGTTATAATGCAACAGCCGCATATTTAGTTGCTTATAACGCTACCCCAGAAACTGCAAATAAAAACGGTTGGAAAATTATAAAAAAGCCTGAAGCACAAAACTATATGAAAATTTTACAAAAAGATAGAATTGCGGCTCAGGGTATTTCCGCAGAACGAATACTTGAAGAATTATCTAACATTGCTTTTGCGGAAAAGGGTGATGAAGATTATACTGTTACTGCTAAATTAAAAGCACTTGATTTGTTGCAAAAACAGATGGGGCTACAGAAACAACAAATTAAGGCTGAGGTTGAACAAAATCAAGAGATAAGAGTAACAATAGAAGATAATAATGATTGAGTTAAAACTTGATAAAAGATTATTTGCCCCAAAGTTTTATCCTTATTTATTTGATTACAGTCATAGATTTGAATTTTATATGGGTAGTGCAGGAAGTGGCAAATCATATTTTATTACGCAGAAACTTATTATAAGAGCAATTAATGAACCAATTAGAATACTGGTTTGCCGCAAATATGCAACTACTATTAGACAAACTGTATTCTCTCTCTTTTGTGATGTAATTAAAAAGTGGAAATTAAATGATAAAGTTAAAATTAATTTATCTGATTTCCGCATTACATTTCTTCATAATGGTAGCGAAATTATTTTTTACAGGACTTGATGAAGAAACTAAATTATTGAGTTTAAATAATATTGGTACTATTTTTATTGAAGAGGTTTATGAAGTAGAAGAAGAATTAGTTGAACAGCTTAATTTGCGTATGAGAGGTAAAACTAAAAATCAACAAATTATTATGGCATGGAACCCTATCTCACAAGATAGCTGGCTTTATGAATTTACAGTAGTTAATCCGCCAAAATCAAGTATATTTGTTCATAGTACATATAAAGATAATCCATTTCTTTCTCTTGATTATATTGAATCATTAGAGGAATTGCAATATCGTAATCCTAATAAATGGCGTGTTTATGGTTTAGGAGAATGGGGAATTAATACTGATGGATTGGTATTCCGCAACTGGAGAAAAGATGATTTAGGTGATATTAGAGAATTATCTAAAGAAGGCTGGGAATTAAGAGTTGGTATGGACTTAGGATTTGTTGACCCTTCTACTATTGTTTCTAGTATGTATAATGAGAAGCAATCAATTATTTATGTTTTTGATTCTTGGTCTGAAAGCGGTTGTCAATTAGATGAAATTAAAAAGGCTTTAGAACAAAGAGAGTGGGTAACAAGACATATTAAGATATATATGGACTCGGCTGATGCGCGTGCAATCGACTATTTCCGCAGACAAGGTTATAATGCAGTACAATGTTTAAAAGGACCTGGAAGTGTGGAATCAAGAATTACATTTTTACAAAACCATGAAATTGTGGTTAATGAAAAATCTGGACAGAAACTTATAACAGAGTTGAGTAATTTTTCATATATAAAAGATAAGAAAACTGGTAAATATACAGAGAAAACTACTCACGAATATTCTCACTGTATTGATGGATTAGGGTATGCTTATTCTGATATATATACAAAAGGAAGGGTGAGAACTTTTGATAAGACATTTAGACTATAAAGGAGAAAGAAATAATGAGATTTTTATGTTCAAGAGAAGAACTTAATGTGGATAAGATTATTGACTTTCTACAGAAATTTAATCAATATGAATCATTCAAATTGAATAAATATAAAGATTACTATGATGGTAGACAGGCGATTCTAAGACGAAAACAAACAGATGAAACTAAGCCTTGTAATAGAATAGTAACTAATTTTTGTTCACAGATTACAGATAATTATTTAGGATATCTAGTAGGTAAGGATGTGACTTATACTTCTTTAGAGGACATTTCCGCACTTATGGATATTTTAGCTTATAATGATTCAAGAACAGAAGATAATGAATTATTAAAGCAGGCTCTTATTTTTGGTAGAGCATTTGAATTATGTTATGTTGATGAAGATGGACAACAGAGATTTAGAATTTTAGATAGTAGAGAAACATTCGCAATATATGAAAATAATTTGAATGAAGATTTGCTTGCTGTTGTTCGTTATTATCCTATTGATGCTTTTGATTTAAGTAAAGGTTTTATAGTTGATATTTATTTTGAAAAAGAAATAATGCATTATAAAGCGGGTGCAGGATTTATTAGTTTAGAATTAATTGGTTCTGAAACTCATTTTTATAATCAAGTTCCTGTAAGCGTTTTAAGTTTAAATCAAGAGGAAGAAAGCGTTTTCGGTAAAATAATTAGTTTGCAAGATACTTATAATACTGTATTGAGTACTGCAACTGATTCCTATGAAGCTTTCAGTGACTATTATATGGTTGTTAAAGGTGAACGTGTAGAAGTAGAAGACTTGGTTAATATGAAGCAGAATCGTGTTATTAATTTAGATAGCACTGATGGTGAAGTTGGCTTTATATCACCTGCTCAAATAGCAACTGATACAAGTACTAGATTAAAAGATATTGAAGAACAAATTCACAAAGTGTCTAATTCACCTGATTTCGCGGATGATGCATTTGGTACTTCTAGTGGTATTGCTATGCAGTATAAATTACTTGGATTTGAGAATACAGCAGGTGCCATTGCCGCGAACATGACTAAAACTTTACAAAAGAGATTAGAATTATTATGTGAGATTTTGAGTAAGGTTAATGGTGATGCAATGTGGAGAGATGTAGAAATTACATTTACTCGTAACTTGCCTTTTGATTATGCTACTATGGCTCAATTAATTACTAATTTGAAAGGTACAGTTAGTGATAAAACTTTACTTTCACTTTTGCCTTTTGTTTCTGATGTTGATAAAGAATTAGAAATGGTAAAGGAAACTAAATTAGAAAATATGGAGACATTTGGTTTTAATACAGAGGTAGATGATGATGAGCAAGATGACGAGGATGCTAAATAAAGCAACTAGTTCTACTCATGATGATTTAGTTAAAGCATATACACAACAGGCAAATAAAATTCTTAATGAAGCGGAAAAGCTATATTTAAAGTTAGAGGCTGGTCAAAATTTAAGTATTGCGGAATTATATAGACAAGACCGCTATTACCAGCTTCTAGCAAGCATTAACCGCAATCTTCAATCGTTAGGAGAACATGAAATAAAAATAATGAGACGCGGTATGAGAGATTTGTACCAACAGTCCGCACAAACTATTTCACCTTTTGCTATTGTTGATAATAATAAAGTTCAAGAAGTAATTGACCAAATTTGGTGTGCAGATGGAAAGAAATGGTCTGATAGAATTTGGCAACATAAATATGAATTACAACAGACTTTAAGTGATGAATTAATGAATTGTGTTGTGCGTGGTGACAGTCATGAAAAGCTAGTTAAAGAATTGCAACATAGATTTGATGTTAGTAGAAATCAAAGCGAATGTATTGCAAGAACAGAATTAAACAGAATACAAAATAGAGGTGCAGTTGCTGGTTATCAAGATGCAGGATATGAAATGTATGAATTTATTACAGCTCATGATGATAGAACCTGTGATGAATGTGAAACGCTTGATGGACAGGTATTTTATTTTAGAGATGCTCAAGAAGGAGTTAATTTTCCACCTATGCATCCCAACTGTCGCTCTAATATTGTTGGATATAAACCATAAAGGAGAAAAAATATGTTCACAATAGATAATGATACAAATAAAATGACGATTGTGAAAAAAGATACTGCTTCATTCAATGTTGCTCTTGATAATTATGAGTTAACTGATGGAGATAGAGTAACATTCACTATTGCAAAAGAAGTAGAACAAGAGATACCAATCAAACAGATTGTTGTTGAAGATTTTATAGATGGCGCGGCTATTGTATCAATTACATCTGAAGATAGCGATTTGGATATTGGAGATTATTTATATGATGTTCAAATTAATTTAGCGGATGGTCGTGTTGATACTGTTATTGGTCCAGCTAAATTTGTTGTTAAAGGAGGCGTAACTTACTAATATGGAAAATTTAAATGCAAGTATTTCAGTAATGAGTCAGTTTACGCCTAAAGAATTAACTGCTGGCTCTGCGGTTATTCAGATTCCTGGTCCTCAAGGTGAAAAGGGAGATAAAGGTGACCCATTTACTTATGAGGATTTTACAGAAGAACAGTTAGCTGCTTTAAAAGGCGAAAAGGGTGACAAAGGAGATAAAGGTGATACTGGTCTTCAAGGAGAGAAAGGTGAAAAGGGAGATAAAGGAGACCAAGGTATTCAAGGTTTAACTGGTGCCACTGGACTTCAAGGTGAGAAAGGCGCAAAGGGTGATACTGGAGCGCAAGGACCTGCTGGTAAAGATGGAAAAGACGGCGAACAAGGTATTCAAGGACCGCAAGGAGAGAAAGGTGATACTGGAGAGACCGGTGCCGCATTTACTTATGATATGTTTACTGTTGAACAGTTAGCCGCACTTAAGGGTGAGAAAGGCGATAAGGGAGACCAAGGACCTGCTGGTAAAGATGGAACGATGTCTTTTGAAGATTTAACTCCTGAACAGAAAGAATCATTACGCGGTCCACAGGGTATTCAAGGAGAAACTGGTCCTCAAGGTGAACAGGGTATTCAAGGAGATAAAGGTGACCCATTTACTTATGAGGATTTTACAGAAGAACAATTAACCTCTTTAAAAGGCGAAAAAGGAGAAACTGGTCCACAAGGTCCTGCTGGTGAAAAAGGTGAAAAGGGAGACACTGGAGAACAAGGACCTCAAGGGCTTCAGGGTGAAAAAGGAGATAAAGGTGATGATGGTTATACCCCAGTTAAAGGAACTGATTACTGGACAACCGCAGACCAAAAAGAAATTACAGATTATATTGATGATTATTTTGGTGATGTTAATTCTGCTCTTGCCGCAATTTTACAAGGAGAAGAGGCTAGTGTAATTGCTTATTCTGATGAAAATGAGGATGGAGAATCAGTATTACATATAGATAATCAGACTACTGTAGAAACTAATGGAAGTACCTTAACTATAAATGCTAATAATGCGGAGGTAAGAATCGATGAAGACTAATGAATTACTTCTTGCTCTTGATGAACAAAGAAAAGCACTTGTAGCCAATCTTGCTAGTAAAGGAGTTGCTACATCAAGTAATGAAGGATTAGAGACTCTTGTACCTAAAGTATTAGATATTAGTAGCGGTGGTGGAGATATAGTTGAAGATACATATAATTATATACAATTAGTAGAATCAAATACTAATGCATTTTTTTCTATAAATTTATATGATTATGTAGATGATTTAGATGATATAGAGATGATTTACGTTCAAGGAAATAGTGGTTCATCTTATGCAGGTATATATAATAAACATTTATTAGGAGATATATTAGTTGCGGATAACGTGCCTTCAAATTCAACTTCTTTATCAAACGCGGATAGAATATGGGGTTCAGTTATTATACCTGCGTCTCAAACTACATATCAGCCTCTAGCTATCTATACTGGAGCTTCTAGTTTCACAAGTGAATATGGTGTAACAAATATAGCGTTTGATAAAGATAAAAATAGACTGTATACTACTGCTAGTTATTTTAAGATTAAACCAAAAGGTATAGAAACATCAACAACTTGGTCTGCTTCTGGTAGTTTATCATCTTCTTATAAATATGCAGTAATTATATATAAAGAAAAAAAGGAGTAATGAAAAATGAAATATTATATTTACAATAATGAAAGTTATATTGCTTGTTCATCTGCTCCTAAGAAAAATTTAGATAATTATAAAGAAATTTCAGCAGAAGAATATAATAAATATTTTGATGATGTCCAAAAGCAGCAAGCGGAAAATGAGGACGAAATATTAATTCAGCAATTAACTGATAAAGGCTATACTGTTATAAAGTAAAAAGGAGATATAAAAATGAGTAATAAATATATTGCGGATGATGGTTATGTATTTGACTATAAAGACCTTTCTGCACATCAATATGAAGATGAAAATGGTAATACTATTCAAGAACATCTTTATGGATTAATTCTTTATTTAGGAATTAATGATTCAATAGACAATTATCAACAAGTAGCAAGATATGAAACATATGATGCAAGTGATGGATTTGTATTTGATTATAAAGACGCGGATGAACGTGGAGAACATTTATATGTTAAACAAATCACTATTGACCGCACTTCACATGAAAATTTTGATGATTTATATGTTGCTATTAGAGTAAAATAAAATAAATGCGGCAAGTGGTAGTTTAAATAATCATTTGCCGCGGAAAAGTAGGTGAATTATGCTACCTTTAGTTAGATTAAAAAATGAAGATGGCACTTATGCTGATATAATTGGTATCAAAGGCGATAAAGGAGACCCAGGTGTTAGTATTAGTAAAACTGGTTTCTTTACTCTTGAAGGAGATGAAGAAGGAAATTTATATGCAGTTTTTGCTGATGATGATACTACTCTTTCTTTTGAAACTGATGATACAGGAAATATTTATGTAGACATGGGAGACGAATAAAATGAGCAAGATTTTAATTGGTAATTTTAAAGGTCCAAAGGGAGATACTGGCGCTCAAGGACCACAAGGACCTCAGGGTGAAAAAGGCGCTGATGGAACTATGACATTTGAAGACCTTACACCAGAACAGAAAGAAAGTTTAAAGGGTGATAAAGGCGATAAGGGAGACCAAGGTGAAATCGGACCTAAGGGAGATAAAGGTGACACTGGCCCACAGGGTATACAAGGAATCCAGGGTGAGCAAGGACCTCAAGGTATCCAGGGTATTCAAGGTGAAAAAGGTGACACTGGAGAACAAGGACCTCAAGGTATCCAAGGAGAGCAGGGTATTCAAGGTGAAACTGGTCCTGCTGGTCCACAAGGCGAGAAAGGTGATGCTGGTATTACTCCTACTAGAGGCACCGATTATTGGACTACAGAAGACCAAACCGCTATAATTAATGATGTACTTGCCGCATTACCTAGTGCAGAAAGTGTGAGCGTATGAGCAAATATTCAATAGATTCTTCTACTCTTGTTAATATTGCAGATGCTATTAGAACAAAAGATGGAAGTAAAGATGCAATTCAAGTTTCCGATTTCGCCAGCCGCATTAAAAATATTGCAGGAAATGTTGATATTCAAGACTTATTTAATAATGCAAAATATATAGCATACTTAGATTATCAAGGTTTATTAGATAAATATTATACTGAAGATAGTATTCAATTAACTTTATATCCACATGATGAAACTATGTCATATGTGTTATATAATAGTCAAATTGCTGAAGATATAGATTTGACTATTGATGTAAGTAATATAAGTGGTTCTGCATCTTCATATACATCAATTAGTTCTTTATTGTATAATAGCACTCGATTAAAAAAATTAAATTTTCATGTAACTGGATTAGAAAATCTTCAACGTGCGGGTATTAGTTCTATTGCGAATTTTTGTTATGGCTGTACTAATTTAGAAGAAATTAATGATGATGCTTTTAATTTTAAGCCTAGTCAACCAGAATCAATTTTTTATAATTGTTATAATTTAAAATATTTACCTAATTTAACTTTTATTAGACAATTATCATCTAATTCGGTATGGAAGTTGAACTCTCTTTGCAATTTGAGAAAAGCTGAGTTACCTATATCATTATGTTCTAATCTATCATATTTTACAGCTCCTGTTTTTACAGATTGTGGTATGTTAGAAAGTATAGTTCATATTGATACTGGAGAATCCTATACAAATGGGTCAAATCTATATTCACTTCTGGATTTAAAAAACATAGGATATTTCAGTACAGAAGATATAGCAAAACAAGTTAATGATATAGCTAATGGTATTATTCCGAGGGTAACTAATGATGAAGAATACGCACAATATAAAGATGGAGAATATTGGACTACAGATATTGCGTATAGTCATTATAATAAAATAGCTGTACTAGAAACATTTAATAGTCTACCAAATGTATCTAATTTTAGCAGAACTATGAAAATTCAATTAAAAGGAGATATGGGTTCTGCAACAGACGGTGGAGCAATTAACACATTAACAGAAGAAGAGATAGCAGTAGCAACAGCAAAAGGTTGGACTGTAACAATATCATAATTTAAAAAAGTACACTTGGACAGAAGTTAAAATTTGACTTTAAACAAATTTTATGTTACTATAGAAACAGATGAGGGTAATTTTATGATTAAACTCAAGAATATTATTTTAGTTAGGGCTAACCAAGAGTTAGAACTGAAAGGAGACAAATATGGCAGATGTTAATGCTACAAACACAGAAGTAAATACTACTACAGAGGGGCAAGTACAAGATACTGCTACTCAGAGTGAAGAAAACAAGACTTACACAGAAGCAGAAGTTATGGAGTTGTTACAGAAAGAAACTGATAGACGAGTAACTGATGCTCTTAAAAAGCAAGAGAGAAAAACTAATGCTAAAATTGCGGAGGCTCAGAAATTAGCGTCTATGAATGAATCTGAGAAATATGAGTACCAGCTTAAACAGCGTGAAGATGCCATTGCCGCAAAAGAAAAAGAATTGGCTATGCTTGAAAATAAAAATGAGGCTAGTAAAATTCTTAGTGAAAAAGGTATTTCTTTATCTCTTGTTGATTTCGTTGTTGCTGAAGATGCTGAAACAATGAAAAGTAATATAGATTTGCTAGACCGTGCGTTTAAGGCTAGTGTAAAAGCGGAGGTTGAAAAAAGATTAGGTGGAGCTGCTCCTAAAAAGAACGCCGCTATTGATAAGCAGCTAACTAAAGCGGACTTTGCAAAGTTGAGTTATGCTGATATGATTACATTGAAACAGACAGACCCTACTTTGTTTGCAGAGTTAAGTACAATGCCTGATATTAAAATTTATGATAATGAAGTATTACAAGTAAAAGTTGAGAGTGCGTTAAATACAGCTCTTGATTTACAGAAGTTGGCTACAGTTGATACATCTTTAACTGCTGCTCCTGGTATGCAGATTAGTGTTCGTACTTATACACCAAGCGGAGAGGCTGAGAGACTTGCTATGGGTCAGAAAAATACAACTTATGTAGGTTCTGATTATGTAGAGGCTGATTACAGAGTAAATACATTACAGGCAACTGGAAAGTATTACGATGAACAGGTTATGGCAGACCCTAAGGCTAT